GGAGAGACTCCTATGCCACTGTATATTCTTTGTTTAAAGTGATCTACATATTTTATGATTTCTATTGTGTTATTTTGATTAGAAGGAACAGTTATATCATGATGTCCAGGAACAACCAACATACCATAGGCTGGCATGTTGGCTACCATATTACTAACTTCTACTACTTCTCCAGGAGCAGCAGGGACGTCTTTGTTTCCTACCTTATACAAATAAAGAGGTATAGAGTACTGAAATCCTAATATTTCTATCTCCTCTTCTAACTTTCTAAGCGCCCTAACGTCATCTATTACTGGCAAGAGAGAAGACTGTCCCGTTAGAGTACCTGGGATTTTATTATATGTAAAATGTATGACGTCTCTCTCGTCCCACTCTTTTATATCGCGGCCTTTTATTTGTTGCTTGTAGGTAGCTACGTTGCCTTCATTGTTAAGACCAACAAACATAGTAGAAGCATCGACTAAAAATAGTCCTACTACAGGATTTTGGTTCCATCCATAGAGGTCAAATGGTCTTCCGAACTTACTCTTATTTGCTCGAGCCTTAACAACATAAGCGTTGCCATAGGTCACGAGTTGCAAAGCTATCTGATTAAGAACATCATGAAAAGATACTCCTGTAAAGTTTTGTATCTCTTTTATTCTTTTATATACATGTTTTTGAATCTTGTCTTTATCTGAGTTTAGTTCGTATCCGCTTTTTAGTATATGTTCTACAAAGACATTAACGGCTCTTCTTAAGAGGCCATCTAACTGGACAGCGTTGGCGAGAGTGGAAAGATCATACTCGTGAGGTGCGTAGGAGACATTTTTTCGCAGACCCATACTTGAGTAGGATCTAAAAAGATTACCAACGTGTACGGGACCATAAAACTTTGCAGTGGGATCTTCTATGTCTTTTTTATCTTGTCCATTCATTAAGACTTCTGTCTTATCTTTAACAGACGAACCAGTAAAAGAACGAAAAAGATTTGAAAAAATTCCCATATTTTACCTTAAATTGTTTTAATGTTCATGATCCAGGAAAGTATTTCCTTGGATGCTGGAGTTCCTGGACAACGGTCAAAAAGACTTTGATCGGTTGAGTTGATGTTAGAACCTTGTATATTATCAGCAGAAGTTCCTCTATTTATAGTATTATCAATGACTTCGTAAGGTATATCATATTGGTCGTGAACAAAGTCTCTTATAAAACTATTAGATACTCTTGGCAACCATATGCTATTATCATTGGTAATCTTGTCTTTATCTATTAGGATAGTCCCATTTGATGCTACTGTATATCCTTGATAATCCTTAAGATTAGCGCTTGCTTCTTTTGTTGGGTCAGAAAGTTTGTCTATTGTTGCTGAAGAAGTATTTTGTTCGCTGTTTAAAGTATCTAAGATATTTGAACCAGGATTATAGTCATACTCTACACAAAAGTCAAAGTTAAGAACAGACCTTTTAAGTTTAACAAGAAGGTCTCTTAACCAATATAAGAATTCTATATCTTTAGCCTTTGGAAGAACTTCCACGCTTTTTTTAAACTCGAAGACCGTTCCACAAGTAAAGCCTTTTATTTTTTCTAGAAGTCCTGCTAAGAGACCATAGTCTTGAATATATTTTTTTAAGATATTAATCATTTGCTTCAAAGGAAGACACTTTGACCAAGTTTGATTAGTGTCCCAAGAGTCCATCCATCCAAAGATAGAAGAAATAATAGAATCTCGCAGCGCAAAAGCAACTTCTTGTATAACTAACAAGATTGCTCCCATGACGCCGTTCATTATCTCTTTAATGAAATCGGGCACAAGAAATACAAATCTTTTTATATCTTCGGCTATAAAAATAATAATAAAATCTATAAGAGAGATAAGAACATCAAGAAACTTACCAAAGTCACTTTCCGCAAGACTAAAATTACCAGTAGAATTTCTTAATAACTTTTGAGTACCCTCTTTGTTGTTCGCTAAATAAGCTGCCCATATGCCTTGAATAAGACAACATAGCACCTGAGGATCATCTAACCAGTTCTTAAGAACACTTAACATATCAGACGCAAGACCTTCGACCACAGGATTATTTATTTTCTCGACCATAGTCTTAAGAAGAGTCATTCTGTTTCTTAGAGTAACTCCAGGAGAACCGAGGTCCCCTCCTATCATTGTCATCATATCGAGATTAGATGTATCGACAAGATTTTCTACACCTGTAGAAAAGTTATCTACATCTATCTGTGAGTTTGCTTTATTGTTCATTCTTTCCTGCTGCTGTTAGTTTATTCGATTCCTTATTATTATATCGAAAAGCATAAAGTTGATTATTTAATCCTGTGGTCTTTTGTTTAAACGTTTGCGTAGTTTCGTTGTCTTTTAGAACTCTGCATTGAAACTTCTCAAACTCAACAAGTTCTCGAAGCTTTCTAACAGTTGGCAATAATAAAAGAGCGCCTGCTGTATAACCATTTATTTTTGTATGCATTTAGACCTCTGTTATAGTCATCTTTTCTGCTAATGCAGAAGCTGCTGATCCTTTAGTCTTTAAAGCATCGGCTAAGACAGCATCAAGAACTACCTTTGCTGCTTGAACACAATCTGGAGAAGCGCCAAGTCCTGTCGGTAAGACAGATTTAAAATCGCCTATAAAACTTTTAGCCTCTTCGCAAGGTTGGTCAGAGGTTGCTTCGTCTAATAAGTCTTTTAGACCTTTAAGTTCTTTTCCTGGTTCTTTGGTATTAGCTTGTAAAGGAGGAGGACAATTTGAAATCTTAGAACAATCAAGATCTTTAGGAGGTTGATACTCAGACCATAAAAGTGGAGGTAACTTGCACAATAATATAAGACGAACTCTTGTAACGAGTTTATTTAGAAGACCGTTACCTTGTATCCATTCTTTGTTTTTTCTTGTAAACGGTTTACCTACTGGTGTCTTTCCTGCTTGAAAGAATCCTATAAGTCCGTCCATAGGTGTTGCTACTAAAAGACGAGTAGGATTAATGATACTCATATCTACTAGAAATTTGGCCCAGAGCATGTTCCACCATAACATTAATAGTATCTGGACCACCATTTGTTCGAGTCTTTTATTATGTTGTTCCACTATCTCTTGTTGTTGATTAGGGATATCATCTTCTGCTTTATAGTCTTTAAGATTTTTTAAGGTAAATTGTTTTGCAAGACCTGCTGTTATCTTATCACATTGCATCCAGTTACCGTCTATTGTTCCATTTCCAACAAGTGCAGCAAGAACAGGATCTTGTCCTAAGGACATGATAGGAAAGTAGTCCATTATTGCAATAGCCTTATCAAGAACTTCTTTTGTTATATTTCCAGTAGGAGATCCTAATCTTGAAGCGGCGGCGCTAATAGTAGCATTAACAGGAGGAATAGACATATCTTTTAAATGTGTATCTGTAAGATCTTCTAGTTCTTCGACTAAGGACTCGAGAAACTCAACTTTACTTATTATCTCATCGAGTTCTTTTTCTACGGTAACAAGATCGTCAGGGCCTTCTGCTGGCGCTTGAGCCGAAGTAGAGATAGCGGAAGCTACTGTAGGTTTAAGAGGAAATTTTATTCTGTTTATTATCTTAAGTTGATCTAATATTTCTTGAGGAATTTCTTGACCAACCAGATTATTTATTTCGGCCATTAAAAATTCCTATTGTGAGAAGTTAGAATATCTGTTCGTCCACCAAAACCAGATCTCGAGAAATGTGTAGGACGTTTTAAGGATAGTGGTCTATCAGGATCTCTAATAGGCATACTATAAGTATTACTGTGTTTTCTGAAGTTCACATTAACAGGAACAAGATTACTTCTTTGTGGATATCGTTCCATCATTGGTATAGGCAGCGTATGTATACTATAGATAATCTTAGAGTTTAATAACTGACCATAGTTTTGTTGAAATCCATACATTGCAAGATTAAACGCATCTAAGATATGGTCTTCGCCTTCGTAGGAATATTCTCCGCGAGCAGTGACTGTCTTTATTTTATAGTTTCTCATTTGACCCACGAGACGAGTATCAAGATCTTCTTCTTGAGGAAGGACCATCATACCTTCTTCTAACGAGAGAGTAGAAAAACTTACCATAAGACTTTTATTACGTTTCTTTACGTGTTTTTGTAGTATATAATCGTAGTGTTCTACGACTGCTCCGCTGTCTACTACTCGTAATTTTTGATGAAGGTTAAGTTCTGGATGATCAAGACCATAATGAGTAAGTTCTTCTATGTTTGTGTCGCCAGCGCCATAATCAACATAGATGTAATCTATCTTATACTTATATAATAATCTAATGACTTCGTTTCGGGTATTTCTTTGCGTAGCATCTTTAGACTTTACGCCTCTTCTATAGAATAGTCTGAACTTACCTGTAAAATCTACCACTACATCGGTTTTTTTCTCATCATCATAAAAGGTTATCGCTGTTGGAGTTGCACAATATTCTAGGAGTACGACCTGACCGCCATTTTTATAACTGTTCCAATCTACTCCTATAATATACTTATGTTCTGGAACTTGAGTGAAGCCAGGATCAAAGATATCTGTATCACTTACATCAATCTCACGACCATATTTTTTTAGACAGTTATTAATAAAAGCGTGCTTATAAACGCCGCCTAAGGACTCTCCAAACTCTGCTCCGTATTCTCTACGATATGTTTCTGAAGGAGTAATAGATTTTACTTGAAATTCTGTGCTCTTGGTAATAGGTATTCCTTGCTCAATGGCTTTTTCTTGTGATAACCAATCTTTATTATCTGGATGCCAGGAAGGAACATGAGAATGATACCATCCTAGCTCAGAAGCTCGAGAACAATATTGAAAATATAATGTTCTTTGTCCAGTAGGAGTAGAACATATTCTTCTTTTGCAATCGGGTCTTGTAGTAGTAATAGGTATTACCACTTGTTCCATAATCTCTTGCGGTATATAGTCCATTTCATCTACATATACATAGTCGCCGCCAAGACCTCGCAAAGATGTTCCTTGGTTAGAAGAAGAAATACCAATGGTGAAACCTTCAATCTTTGATCCTTCGTTAGAACCTTGTCCATAAAATTCGAGAAGATGATGGTCGGAGGTACGTATTCTTTTTATCTGTTCTTTTAGAAGTGGAGAGTCGCCAATCAATTGTGTAAAGGTGTTCCAGATTATCTTAATCTGCGATTCATAAGGAGTAAAGATCAGGATATTAAAAGGTTTTTTCTTTGAGGAGCCTTCTTCTATCATTCTGACAAGAGGATACGCCGTTGCCCACCATAGACAATCACTACACATGATGATCGTTTTTCCGCTATTGTGTACGACGATGTTATTAGCTATAAAGTTATGAAAATTTTCTATTGTAATATCGTATGTTTGTTGTTTTCCGACATATTTTATTTCTGTAATTTGATCAGAAAGAACGCGTTTATAATAAAATATACAAGAGGTTCCTACAGCAAGGCCGTCGTCAATGGATAAATATTGCAGTTTATTATTTGATTGCGTCAAGATAGGATGGTTAGAAGTACATTCTATTGAAAATCCTGAAGACAGAGTAATTTTATATACATCTTGAATACTATTATTAAAGGTATGACTTACCAAGGCAGGTTGAAGAATTTTATCATACGAAGACCATATATCTTTAGAACTATCATATGATAAAACTTGGTCACCTGTTTGAATGTCTTTTATTTTTTTAGTTTTTCCATCGGATAGCAAAATATTAGTATCGCCAACAAGACATCTTCTTCCCCACTGTAAGACTATATTCTGATACTCTCTTGTGTTCTGTATCACATCTCTTTGATAAGATCTAAATGTTAAAGGTTTCTCTCTATCAGTCGGATCTTTAAGATAAGACTCGCACCATACAAGAGGGTCAGTAAATGTTTCTAATAATTTTTGGTCTATTGACATCTAATATCCTACGTGTTGCATTGATGCTTCTCCACCAAACCCTGTACGTCCACTGAGTGAAGATTTACTTAAAGCATTTAGACTTCTTTGTCTCTCTGTAGCTGCGCCTTGTGATAGATAACTTAAGGCTAATCTTCCACCTACCTCTGGCATAAATCTTTGTTGGTAATCCGTCATTGTCTTATCTACTGCTCCCAATAAGGATCTTCCTATTGGTTCGCCAACCATATTTATCATGTCCCAAGCAAACATTGCGAGACCAACATAAGAAGCGACTTTGGCCCCGCGTATTCCCCATTTGGCCGCTGTTCTCCAAGGCAAAGGTTTTTTAGTTAATTCTCCACCATAGTTAAGATATTTTTCTCTATAATATAGATCTTTGTTTCTAGTTCCTATTAAAACTGATGTTGCTTCTTTGCGTGATGTCGAATATAATTGTTTTCTAACTTCGTATGTTAGGTCAACTCTATTAGATATGGCTTCATTAATATTAGATTTATAGATATTTTTTAGAACGTTTTCGGTTCTGCGAGATTTTTCATTGAGCCATTTACCTCCAACAAATCCGCCAGTGGAGTGTCCTAAAGAAAAAAGGTTTTGAGTACTTCTACCTAATAACTTGGCCGATGCTTTAACGGGATTATTTGTAGCGTAAAGATCTTTTACATATTCTTTACCTGTCCTATAGACCTGTCCCCAACCACCTTGTTCAAGATCTCTTCCAACAAAAGGTGCCCATACTCCTTTACCTTTCCAACTATACATCCCAGGAAAGGTAGTATAAAGACCAAAGTACGTCGATGCTTTTATAGGAGCAGTAAGAACGTCTCTTACTCCTATAGTATTCTGTTCGCTACTATATGGATCGGTTTGGATAGTCATTAATAGGTTCCGTGACGACTTTTAGAAAGAGCATTTGAGAGACCCGTAGTACTACCATAGTTCTGCATCCTTGAAGTCCCTGAAGCAAGACCTAATCTTGTAGAGTTTAATAGGTTCTTACTCATTGACTGGTCTTGCATATATCTATCATATACTATATCTCTTGATTGGTTCATTGCGCCTTTTAAGATTGATACTCCTAACATCGCTACCGCTCCGACTCCAATTGCTCCTGCTTTAAAGATGCCGCCCTTACGAATAGCAGTAGGTATTGCTCTTGGTCTTGTAGGTCTATTAACTTTTCCAGGATAGACGGTCTTTTTTGGTGTAGTCTTTTTAGGATTTAGTCTACCAGATATTAAAGATGCTTGTCTTCTTATTCTTGTAGTGCTTGTCATCATACGAGGATCGAACTCTCCCCAACCTCTATCAATAAAAGTTCTTGATACATCAGATTCTGTAGCAGCGCCTTTTTTTATATTAAAAGCGGCGAATCGCATACTTCCTTCGATGTATTTCTGAGAACCCCATCGACTCGTTTTTTGAAATAACGATGATATAGACATAGTTAATAGTTAGTGTGCTTTATGGCGTTTTTGCTCATATGAAGAGCAAAGTTATTATCTATGACAGACCTTACCGTTGTCTGTGTGGCCTTTCTCACTGTTGAGAAATAAGGCGTAATAGTCTTCTGAACAACCTTTAACAAATGTATAGGAGAACCA